AAGCGGTGTCGTGGCTTACAAGTACACCTCTCAAAACAATCCGGCTCTCATGCTCTTTACAGGTAAGTCAAACAAGCCACTCATCCACTGTCGCTTCTACTCAGAAGAAAGCCGTGAAAAGAAGATTCAAACAGTAGTCTCAAACATCGAGCATAGCGCCACGCGCAAGACTGAAAGGAAAGTCAAACAAACACAGCCATCATCACTCAAGGTAGGTAGCATCCTTTACACCTCATGGGGATATGACCAGACAAATATCGAGTTCTTCGAGGTTGTCAAGACTTCAGGTAAGCGTACAGTTGAGTTGATGCGCCTACACGTTTCCGTTGATTATGGCACTTACGAGGACCAAGTCATGCCGATTCCAGGATCGTTTATCACTGACGGTTATCGCTCACAGGAAAACGGCACTTACCGGGTCAAGGACGGTAACGTAGTCAGTTTCAACACTTATAAGAACGGTTACGAGTGGGACGGACGGCCTCAAGGACAAACACCATCAGGATATGGTCACTAAGAAAGACCTATCGGCAATTATCAGTCCCCTAAATAGATAACATTATGACCACCTACACCATCGGAGAGATCTACCGAAAAAAATTACTTAGGAATCGCAACGGAGAAGCCTACAAAGACAAAGCGACTGTATCAAAAGAGCTTAAAGGAAAGCCTTACACGACAAAGCAAACACCTCACGGTGAATCTAAGCTTTTTTCTCAAGCTGTTCTGGACTCTTTGAATCAGCGCTGGAATTAAGAGCCTCAACCAACTCTTCAGCATGGCCAACATTATCTTGTTTGGCCTTTTCTAAAAGTTCTTTATTCAATATATCCGCCATATTGTTCTTTAGTTATTTTACCTTCATCTAATAATCGTTTAGCAATAGCTTTAAACTTCTCAGTGAGTTCTTCTTTTGAAGGATATTTAACTTTAGCATCCATGTACTTCCTGTCAACTTCAGCCGCCTTACCAGCGCCAAGTGAATTATCAATATAGTTAACAGTCACTCCTAGATCTTGGAGCTTGCGTACGACATCAAAAGAGTCAATATGATTTGCAGCGACAACTTTAGCTGGTACAAGACGGCCCATTTCATCTGGGTTATCTATCATACGTTTTATGACTCCATTCTCAAAAGAATCAAAAGGATCACGATACACAAAGTCAATAATAACTCTCTTTTTTGCTTTGTGAGCTTCAAATATTTTTCCTATAGCAGAATCATAGCTAGATAAATTAGAGTCAACTATCGCGGCACTATTTTTCTGAATTTTAGATAGTCTGGGGATATCTTTAATAGCAGAAGTTTTACCAGTTCCACTACCGCCAGCCATGAAGCTTACTACTGGTTGAGGATTTTTTAGTGCTTCAGTGTAAGCTTTTTTGGATAAGTAAGAAGAAGGCTCTTGTACTGCCGCTGCGTTATGTCCTACATAACCAACGTCAGAGAAGAACGGTCTAAAGCTATCGGTATTAATAACCTTACCGTGTTTGACTTTATAATCAGCCAGTAACTTTGCTTCATTTGCAGTAATCTTAGCAAACGCTGCTTTTTCAACCTTAGAATTAGCTGTAGATAGAGTGGTGTCATTTTTGAATTTAGGAACTTCTGCTTTCTTTCCCAAGTTTATCCCCACTTGCGACTTGACCGCTTTGGGTGTAGGATTTTCAGATATGACAGTTTTAATAGGAATAGTTGTCTTACTTTGGCTAGTTTTTCGACTACCCAAGATGTTTGACTGATTTGGTTTTTTACCAAGGTCCAACACCCCAGTTTTGGGGTTTTTTGGTAGCACCACATCTTGTATCGCTGCCTTACCTACGGCCTTTGGAGCTGTAGCGTCTAGCATTGCTTGTGACGCTGACAGTCCTTTTTGGATATCACCGCCAAGCGCCCTGCTTAGTTGACCACCTTTAATCATGCTGCCAGCTTCAGCACCCATAATAGCTCCAATCGGTCCACCAGCTAAGCCTCCCACCATAGTGCCTATTGTTTGAGAGAAGTATTTACCTAGACGGCCACCAGATACTACTTTTTTATCCAACTTCTCGACAACGTCTTTAAGGGCTAATATCCTAGACAGCTCAGTGTTAAAGCCTTTTACATCCATTATGCTTGAATTTTTCTCAACTAGTTCTTTAAAGAATCTAGCTGCTTCTTTATCTATAATATCTGAAGACGGGTTAAGGTAATTATTCCTACTACCTAGCACAATCTTGGTATCGTGTATTGTTGACAGTGGCACGTTATCACCCAAAAACTGATTGAAAGAATCAAATTGTTTAGCGATTTCTCTTTGTAGCTCAGCTTTTTGAGACGGAATTAAGCGAGAGTCATCGACAAAAGTAACCGCGTCATTTACGAGCCTGTTTAAGTTTAGGGAACTTCCCTCTTCAGCCAAAGCTTTCCGCACCTGTCCCATGTACTCAGAAGCAAAATCATCAATATTAAGGAGAGCTTGAGTTGCATCAATTCTACCGTCTGGAGTCATAGCACCATTAAGAAGGTTTGTTTCAGACAAAACCTTTTGAGCATCCACGCCACGCTTCTCAGCTTGTTTAAAAATATTATCAATCGGACCACTCTTTGAACGTAAATCCGCAAACGCTTTTTGTCTTTTAGAAATGGTCCTAGCCTCTCCGAACTTAATGTTTTTAGTTGTCGCTCCGGCTTCAGAGAGAACCGGAATACTCCCACCAATCAATGTACCAAGTCCGGGGATAAGAGCTTCCATCCCGTCTCGATCTTCACCTCGTAAGCCCTGAGCGCCAAGACTTACATCTGAGGCGTAACCAATACCAGCGCCTGTAGCAATATTGCCAACACCTCTAGCGCTAAATAGCCCACCAGCTTTTTGACCGGAGATAGCCCCTAACTCTGGTAGTCCTACACCTGTAGCTAAAGCCTTGACCGGACTACCTGTAAGTCCCGGAGCTAATTTACCAACGCCCATAGCAGCTGTCTTGGCTCGATTAAAAGTACCAGCGGTCAGTAAATCCAGTGCTGTACCACCAAGCTGACCAGCGACTTGCGTTTGAGTTGGTAGCTGCACTAAGTCGCGCGCTGTCTTAGTGGTCTTATTAAGCCGGGACTCACCGTCATTATATAGTTGTTTAAGTCTGCTTGAGTCAATACCCTTAGAGTCATTATCACGAATTTGCTTAAGTAAATTTGTTTGGGTATCAAAACCAGTAGTAATTGAGTCCTGAAGGCCACGATCTGTCTTGCTACCCTGAAAAGCAATACCAGCTAGAGTCTTACCTAGTCCAATTTCTGACGGTATTAAGTTTTCACCAAGCTTTTGACGGAAACGAGTAAAGAAACTTTTACCAGCTTCTTTGTCTATCGGAACCTGATCTTCTTGAGCGTTAGACAGTCTTTTAGCGCTCGCCTGAGCTGGACTTTGAGGTACATTAAAAGTAGGACCAGCCGGAGCCGCTGGACTAGGTGTAAAATTAATTCCACCAGAACTATTTTGTTTTGGTTTAAAATCAATAGTCATATTATTGTTGTCTGAACCCTTGCGCTAAGGCTTCTTGTAACTGTGAAGCCGGGATAGTGCCAACTTGCCCGTCTGGAGAAATGACGTTTACCTCTCCGCCACCGCCACCCACTTCTGGATTAGTGATACTTCGAGACACTTCAACTCGACTAGTTAAGGCTTGCAGCTCTTCTGGTGTAGCATCTGGGAACTCAGCTTTGTATTGCGCTGGAGTAGTGTTGACACTATTGATCGCTCGGATTCTAGCAAAGCTTTTCTTAATCTTCTCTAGGGTAGTATTTAGCTGAGCTGTAGACTGACTTGCATCAAAACTACCTTGTGTAGCGGCCAAAAGTTTCAATTCTCGTTCAGTAATTTGACCCAAAGCCCCTCCAGTTGGTGAAGCTGCTCGCATTTGCGCCAAGGCATCAAATCCAACTAAAGCGTCCAGTGTATCTATTTTTGTTTGGATATCTCTAGCTTCTGTACCCGGTACATTTTGCATTAGCCATCTTCGTACTGAGTCAGCTCCTGATCCAATACCGGCAATTTTGCCAAAAATATCATCAATCGTGTCGATAGCTGTGTTAGATGAGTTAACCGCTTGAGTATTAGCACCTGTAACTGTTGGATCAGCGTTAGCCATAGCAGTTGCGACTTCGTTACGCATGTTATTCGGTACGTTACTTATCTTAGCCTTACCAGCGGTAATTAAGTCGGCCCAGTCTTGAGCTGGCTTAGATACAGTTCCACCACCACCACCTGAGCCACCACTACCAGAAGCTGCTTGCGATGGAGTCAAACCTTTATTAATAGTAATTAACTTACTGACATCACCGTCCCAGTCATCAGGGATAGCTAGAATACGATTACCAGCATCAATAGTCTTGGTGTAGCCAGTTGGTATACCAAGGTCAACCGTTTCAATACGGATTTTATTATCAATAGGGTTTTGCCAAGCGATCACGTATTTACCATTTTCAATACGCTTATCCAAAATAGTCTCTTTTGGACGGTTAAGTGTAAACTGAGCTTTTAGTAAAGCTTCACCGCCAACTTTTTCAGCTAAGTAAGCGTAGCCCTCTGGGTCCTGAGCTTTATAAGCGTCTGCATCAACACCAGTCGCTGATAGAGTGGCGATATTAGAAACTGTCTCTTCAAGGTCAGCCCGTTCTTGAGCCATTCTTGTGTCAGCATCTTCCGTAAATGCCTTACGGTCAAACGTAGCTCTATTCAAAGCTTTAGCACTGACGTTCCCTAGGATGTTAGCTACTCTAGCCGCTGACTCAGCTCGCACTAAGTCATCTTCTTTTTGATTGACCTTGCTAGTCTTTTCAGTAGTGACATTCGCTTCAGTACTACCACCTAAACCAGTTAGAGAATTGACTGAGGCTGTCTCACGTAGTCGCTCATCTTGTCTCGGCTGGAGAGCTGCTAGTTGCTCTGAGGCGTATTGATTTAGAGCGTTTATTTCTGTTTGTGCGTTTCTGGTTTCATCAGCTAGTGCGGTTTTAAAGAAATCTGGTGTTACGCTAGATGATTCACGAATAGGCCGCTGAATTCCAGTAGACGGGTTATTATTCTTATCTTGACCACCGCGGTTATTTCTAGGCGCTGGTGTAGGCGCTGGACTATTAGCAATAGACATATCCTTCAAACTGTCAAAGCCTGAAGTGTTAGGCGCTGGTGTAGGCGCTGGTGTATTTCTACCAAAGCGGATATTTTGCGCTGCCTCTTCACTAGCCACTTGACTAGGTGTAAGACCTACTGAGCCGTATTTTGTTCTTGGTGTTGGTGGCATGTTAGTAGTATTCAGTTACGATTATGCTGCCAGCCAGTCCAGTGCCTCCAGTTGAAAAGTCACCAAAAGAGGTATCTCCTTGTCCTCCCATACCAATAACACCCAAAACTGACCGACCTCCAATTCCTCTACCAATATTTGGTCCTCCATTACGTGACCCCTCTTCGCCAATTGCTCCGCTTGACTTAATGTCTCCCAGTGTAGGAGTAGCTCCACCTACTCCCGCTGATAAACCACTACCTGCTAGTCCTCCAGCACAAGATGTTAGCGAACCAAAAGATGAGACACCTCCGGCCACTCCGTTGTTGTTGAGGCTGTTAGTATTTGTTTCCCCTGTTCCACCTACTCCTACAGTAACTGTTTCAGTGGCTGCTAGTGCCGAAGCTAAGATAAGTCGTTTTGAGTAAGCCCCGCTACCACCACCTCCTCCAGAAGTATCGTTAGTTGTGTCATTGGATGCGCCTCCTCCACCACCACCAGCTACTGTTTCCACTACAATATATTTAAGTCCAGGGTCTTTTGTCCAAGTGCCTGATGATGTAAAGGTGACTACCTCCATTGAGTAAGCTCCAACTACAGCCCCCGTAAACGTAGTCGTACCAGAAAAAGTATTAGCCCCAGAGAAAGTGTTGTTAAAAACAGTTCGGTCAAGAATTGGATTGAAATACAACACACTGGCCGTTTCAGCCCTACCTAGAAGAATACCGTTGTTGGTAACACCTAAAGCCCCAGCTGTAGTTGAGGCGTAGTAGTCAGCTCCAAGTGTAAGCCCGGTATTGACAGTATTCCGGCCCATTATCAAGATACCTCCAGTAATGAGGTTATTGTCAGTCCCCGGGCCTTGAGCTATTCCCAGCGGTACGTTGATTGCATTACTAGTACTAGCCCTGCGCCACTCTTGCTCAGCCGCGTTAAAGAAAAGTAAGTTTCCAGCGACTACTGTTTCACCAGCTTCACCAGTCACAATCAGTTTATCAAAAGCTAAAGTACTCGTACCCGTGATAGCACTCAGCACATACCCCACATCCGCTAGTTGGTCAACTCCACTAGGTACTACTCCCGAAGCATAACTGAGAACATTCTCGAAAGTAGCGCTTCCACTATTTTGTGATTTGAGACGTTGAATTAGTGGAAAGTTAGTAATTTTTACACTCGCGCCGCGTCTGTGGGAAAATTTCAAAGCGTTTACTTCAGTAGTTCCGTCTGATGGACTTAGACCTCTAGTCACTCCGGTTACACTAGTGCCTGACACAGTACCGCAAACGAACTCAGCTTGTGCCGAACCTTCATCAATGGTGAAGCAGTTAAATAATGAGAGAGTTCCACCACCACGGACTGAGTTAGAAGTCAGAGTAAAGCTGTTGGCTGAAGCAGTTATTGGCGCGGCTAGTGATGTTTCAAACAAAGCGACAGCGTCTGGTAAAGGTACACCCACCGCTGGAGACTCAGTGACATTAGTGTATGAAAAGAAAGCTGAAACAGCTATTACTACTCCTGCCAGTCCAGCCATAAGTTTATTTATCATACATTTACTTTAACAATAATAGTTTTTTTGTGGAATTATTAGCGAGTTCTTGTTGGTAGATTTTTCCGGCCTTTGTCTCTAATGTCTTTGAAAGTGATTGAGTTTATCGAAGCGTAACCAACTCCTTTAGCTACAGCTCTTACTCTGATATGAGTAAAACGGTCCGTATTTAGCTTAAAGTCTACCTCATAAGGTGAAGCTGAAGAGTCACCACCACCACCAACTACTGTGCTACCGATAGTAGGCGCTCCGATAGAAACATCAATCCCTGAGTCAACATAATCAGCATTACCCTCGATAGTAAAGACGTTTACAAAAGCCCTGCCATTAGTTGATATTTCAATACCAATAGATTGCTCAGTCTGAATCAGCCCATCAAGTACCATTCTCCGACATGTCTTTAAGTTCTCAGTATCTAAGTCCAGGTCACTAGTAGTCCAGTAGTTCTCGATAACATCGCCATCCTCATCAAAGCCTGAGAATAGAATATAGGCGTTGTTAGATATTGAGTCTCCAGCAATCAGTAGACCGTTGTATTCAACCAAGCAAGAGACGTAGTAATTCAACTTATCCCAAGTCTGAGATACTGTGTTGAAAATAAAAGTGACTGAGTTGAAAGTATCAATAATACCTAGCGTCTTTTTCTGGACCGCAAATATCTCATAATCACCCCAGCGATAAGCCACACACTTACCATGTCCGTATGGTGAGAGGTCCAAAGCGTCTGAAAACGACAGTGGCTCAATAGTATTGATATCAGTACCCTGCAACACTTTCATCTTGCGGTACTTGGGCTCATTAGGGTTAGCCAAGTCAGCCATGATGATACCGTCTGGAGTCTGGTGTGCTGCCCTTGAATTAGGAATACCAACATTACGATACTCTAAGTTGGTACTTTGAGTATCGTCAAGCGTAGACTGAAACTGCCAAGTCTTTGATCGGTGGAAACAATAATTAGTGGTACTGATATTGAAAATCGCCATCAAGTTACCGCCACCGTTATCTTGTCTGAAAGACTTACCTTGACCATTAAGCCCACCAGTGAAGTCTAATATCCCTGTAGTAGTAGCTGTCTCATGGTAGTAGCTGGCGGTAATATTTTGAAGATTTGTCACAGCGGCTGCGAAAGTAACTGAGATAGCTCCGGTAGCGTAGTTGATAGTTCCAGTACCACCAGCGCTCCCCTCTAAGTTACCATTACGATCATCTATAAAACTCTCAGTGCCATCGGTCACGGCGACATACATTAAAGTCTTACCGGCTCCGACTACGTTTAGAGTGTCCGTAAATGTAACCAAAGCACCGTTCCCAACACCTACAACCTCCCCTGTAACCTGTGTGAAGTCGCTCAGCTGGTCTTTGTCGATATATGATAGATATAGACCTGTTTCGTCATTATTCCCCGCTACAGTACCATTTCGCTGACCTGCGAAGCTTCTATTCTTTCCGATATGGAAAGCTCCCCAGCGATAGTTGTTGACCACCTGGTCCACCGCGCTTCCAGGATTAGCCACTGGTATTTTGTAAACACTAGAGTTAGCTGAGCCGATATATATAAAACTTCCGGCCAGTGCTTGATAGGCTCGCATCCAGACTTGATCGTTGGCGGCAGCGGCTGGTAATAAATTGTTTCCAACCTCTATATTGTCATCCGTAGCGACATTATAATACTTAACCTTGCGCCCGTGAGAAAACCAGAGTCGTTCAACCCCGTCATAACCGACACCAACACCAAGTCCCGTGACTTCACCAGCTCCGACAACTTCAGTAGCCCCTAAGCGGGTATAACCACGCCTTAGTTCAATAGAGTCTCGGAACTTACTAGTTACCCAGTTCAAAGAGTCCGGGCTTGTACCAGGCTTAAGTGTTTTCTTATCGCGTATGGCTGTATTTAGTCCAAAAAATTGATCTATTTTATAGTCCATATTAATCTCTATTTATTGCACCGTTCCTATGTTGTGACCCAAGGTAATCAGTCGGATCGTTATGGACCAACTCTGATTGTTGTAGCTCATCATCCCATTTTTCAAGAGCTTTCTTCAAGATGTCCATAGTGTTGTAGTGACTAACAGACATTTTCGCTGATATGCTGTCGTAGTCAACTCCTCCAGCAAAAATCCCCATAGCATAAAAGCCTAGCAACGGTAAGAAGCGCTTAGGAAACTGAGTCCAGACCGCCGTCTCGAGAGCAAGATCAATATCCGGGCTAGTCGCTATATAATTTAAATACAAAGTCCCACCGAAAGGCACGTTGCCATTAAAGTAAAGCTGGTTATTGTACAAGTCGTGACAAAAAGTGTTTGATACATCTTTGTAGTCCAAGCGTCTATCAAAAGGCACTTGGTTGAAGCAATCGACTCGATTGTCACCGTCAAAAACTCTTATTGGTTCTCTTGAGTGAAACCTAGAGAAATCAGTGACCCCGGCTAGACTTACAGGAGCATTAGCCCCGGCAAACACACTCAAATCTGTGTTGGTACGTCTCAAAGCCATCCAAGGACGTTCTTCTTCAATTACTGTCTTAGCGTTATCAATCAAAACCTCAAGTAGTGATAAGTCAATAGCTGCATCAGCATTTAGCCCGGTAATGAAAGTGTTTAATTGTGCGCCTGTAGTTAACATATTATTTTACGAATTTTCTTAAATCAAAAGGTGGCTTGCTTTCAGCCTCGACAGTGGCCTTTGATTTTCTTTTAACTGGATGAACCTTTGTCTCATGGACGTATTCAGTGCTGGAAACAGCCTCTTCCATCGTGTCAACAATGAGTTTTGATAGTGTTTTTATGGATTCATCAAGCTTGTTATCAATAGCTATCATTTTCTCCTCCACAAACTGACCAAGGTCATCAACCTCAGCCACAATATCAGTGAGGTCAGTCGCTTCAGTCACCGGCTTCTCATCAATTGAATTAGCTAGGTTCTGGATTCCCTCTAACACTGGAAATAGGTCCACTTCTTTCCGTTCTGACATTCTTTTCAAATCAGCCATCATCCGGCCCACATTCTCGGCTGTAAGAGTAATAGCGTCACCATAGTCAGTAACCTTTGGCATTTCAGGGAATTCAATAGGCGCTGGCACTTCTTTTCCTGCTTCATTTTCATCTAAAACAGCCTTAACCACTCGCTTAATATCAAACAAGTCGAAGTTCACGCCACCACCCTGCGAACCGCCACCGCGATTAGCGACAAAGTCATAAATGAGATAAGTGTTTTCTTCATCCCCATAGTTATTGCTCTTAGTCGTGTACCCGCTGTCAGTGTAAACAGAAGTGACTATAGAAATATAAGTGCCTTGTCCAGAACGATCAACTGGCACTCGATAACGCTTTTGAAAGCGCTGACCTCCGAGACTAGTTAGATTAACAGTGTCAAGAGTATTACCATCAGCATCCCGGACAATCGCTTGGACGTAGTAAGTACCAGCATCTAAGTGGTTACTTATTTGACGTACTATTGGAAAGTCTTTTTGGGGAGCTAGAGTTGGTGACATAATAGTATTCTATAATTTTCATTAAATAATGTGGAATATTACCGGGCTAATCCCAGCCCCGAAGGGCTGAGTTAACCTACTAATTAAAGTTAGTTAGAAGTGAACGCTGGAGCAGAGTAAGCGGTTGAGAGGATTGACGCTGCAACAATTTGTGGAGCTTGGTCTGTGAAGACCTTGATTCCGTAAACTGTCCAAGCGATATAATCTTTACCAATTTTACCTGACACTGAGTTCTCTTGCAGAGACGGATTCTTTTGGATAACCAAAGAAACTGACTTTGTAAGAGCGAAGATAGCCCGGCTGATTTCTTTACCAACTGTAAAGATGTTACCAGATGCGGTGAAAGCTTCGGTTACTTCAACAGTACCCTTGCCTGAAGAAACAAGTGTTAGAAGATTAGTCGCTGCGTCATAAGCAGCTGTAATATTCTTTAGTTTTCTTCGATTGGCGACACTAAGCGCGATGTATGTTGAAACACCAGGAGTTCCAGTACCGTTAATCAAAGCTTCGAGGTTAGCTCCAGCTAAGTCAACTGTAGTACTGATAGAGTAACCACCAGCTCCGGCAGCAGCTCCGTTGGCATCAGCCTCAAGAGATACACCGTTGATAGTCATTAGATCTCCAGCAGTAGGGATAGTTGGCAACTCAAGAGTTGCGGTCCAAGCTAGTGAGTTAGAGATGAATACTTCAAACCCGTGGAAGTAACCACCGTAACCGTTTCGAGAGATTTGATCTCCAAGCATTGTTGCTTTACCACCAAGGTAAAGTTCAATAGCTGTAAGAATCTCTGGAGAAACAATAGCAATTGGCATACCTTCAGGTACTTCAATCTTCATTCCGGCTGAAGCAGTAAATCGCTTGTTGTAAACAACATTATTCAGTCGTAGCTTCTGCATAGCAGTAGCGAACAGAGTTGGTACGTTGGTACTAGTTACAGCGTAACCATTACCAGCGACACCAGCGAAACTACCATCATCAAGAGTTGTACCAGCTCCTTGATAAGCTGCCAAAAGAACGTCACCGTCAATTTGGTTAACTAGGGCATTACCTAGTTTTTGACCATACTTCTTACGAAGTGGTAAGTGAGCTTGCAACTCATCAAGAGACTTGATGTAGATAGAAGCTTCTTTTTCCTTATTGATAACAAGAGTTTCTTGTGTATCATTAATGGCTTGGGTTGAATAACTACCGTCTCCACCCATGTCATTGACGTGAACGTCAGACGCGAATGATCGAGCGATAGTTTGTCCTTTTGTAAGGGACGCTTCAAGACGAGAGTCAGCGAGGATCTGGTATACAGGTTCTCGGTAGTGACTCATTTGGTATTCCGCTTGGAATACTGTCTTGAAAGTCATTGTATTAGGGTTCATGGAATTAGTGGAAAATTATAAACCTCAGTGAGTTAGATGAGTATTCGGCGGCCTTCTGCATCCGTATGTAACGAATCGCTCGAAGTCGCTTTTTGATATTCTTTATGCCACGCCTCTGACTCCTTATCAGACATCTGAGATAGATCTGCATTTGGGTTAAACTCGAAAGCTTTAACCTCTGGAACATCCAGCGCCCTCTTAGACTCTAGCCCACGTTTTTGCGGGGAAACTAAAGCCTTGAGAGTGTCCTGGTTCTTAAATGCAATATAATCAATCTCTTTGTCATGGTAAGCATCAGAGTGAGCTAGTTTATCAAGGGCTGCTTTGAGGACCTTAGTTTCTTCTGGATTAGCGTTAGTAAACAGTTTTCCTAGAGTCGGTAGTGCGTTTTCAAATTCCTTATCAAACTGCACTTGACTAACGGCTTCGTTGTTTGTCTTTTGCCAATCTTGAAATTCTTTAAGTTGTTTACTATGCTCTTCTGAAAACTCGCTTTTTGGAGCATTTTTCAAGAACAGCGCTTGCATCCTTTTTAAAGTCGCTGGATCAGCGTCAATTTCTTTTGCAAAAGCTTCTAGGTCCTCATCATCCGTGGCTTTCGCCGGGACATCAAGCTTGGCTCTTAACTCATCTCTCTCTCGTTCCGCACTTTCACGTAGCTCTCTCTCAGTTTTGACATCTTGACGAGTGTCCTTCAGAGACTGGTAGATAGAACGCTTCTTTGCAACGGCCTGAGGTTCGGGTATTAAAGTTGGTTCAACGTCTTCCTTAGCTTTAGGCTCAACTACCACTACAGGCTCTGGGATGACCTCAGGCACTACAACTGGCGTTTCTTCTAAAGGCTTAGGTTCGGCTTCTGGTGGTAACTCCACTCCCGCTGCCTTATAAGCGTCAAAAGCTTCTTTTTCTGGGTCCATAATGATTTTTATTTATATTGCCTCAGTATCACCGAGGTATAAGTATTGTAGTGGCCTTATTTCACTTGCTACTGTAATTTCCCGTAGCCGGTAAAAGCGCTGTTGCGTCTTTTAGACAAGGCCTGTGAAGGCCCTGACTAAACTAGACAACCTTTCCGTTCTTCTTTCCTGCGAACTCCTTAGCTAGATCAGCGAAAGCTTCACCATGCACTTCTCTTGTGTAGGTTCGCTTTCCACCTGACCAGACCACTGAGGCTTCTGACTTGGCTTCCTTAGCTGCTTTAGCTGCTTCTTTAGCGGCTGCGGCTGCTACCTTTGCTGCGTCTGCTTCTACCCGAGCTGCTTCTTTAGCGGCTGCGGCTGCTTTTACTTCTGCTTCATTATTTGTATTTGTCATAAATTTATATTAACAATCACTTCTTTTTTGTGGAATGTTTAACTTCCAAAAAGTGATATTTGCTGACTAATTTCTCGATTCAACTGCTTGATTTGATTACTTGCGTCCCCACCCATTACCTCAAAGATAAGGGAGCAAGCGTCTTTTTTAGCGAATAGTGAAGCTCTCTCTGAGTCTGTTAAATGTTTGCCTGTAGCAAGCACCATCGAGGCACTAAGGTACTCTTGATTAAACCTAGTAAGAATTTTTAAAGTGATATCATGCTTCTGCCACTCACTAAGAGCTTCGTGTTGTATCAACTCAAGTTCCCAGCGCTGAATTTCTCCAAGATTATGTTGGTACGATTCATCATCGACATCAGAGCCTGTGAGAAATACCTCTTTTGCTTTATCAATTAAAGTTGACATTATATTCCAGATTCATTAACCATATTCATGGCTCGACTTGCGCCACCGGATAGTCCCGGGTTATCAGCCGGAGCCGGCGCTGGAGCTGGAGCCATGCCTGAAGTAGCGTCAACTTCAGCGCCCATTTGTTTCTTTTGAAGCTCCACTGACTGCTCAATCATTTGCCTGTCAATATTTGCCTTAGCAATCTCTTGGTGAGCCATCGCGTAGTCAATCAGTATCTTGTACTTGTCTTTCAACTTAGATTGTTTGTCTGAAGCAAAGTCTACAATCTTCTGCATAAAAGCCACGGTAGCGCCACCCCATAGTTCCGGCTTCTTACCTCTAATGATAGCCTGGATAGATTCTGAAGCCTTAGATAATGACTTCTTGTCATTGTAAGTCTTAAGGTCTTGAGCCTGAGCAATCTCATCATCCTCAAATTCACCAACAGACCGGAGGATTTGCTCATTACGCCAGCTGGCATTAATAGTGTTTGGATCGAGCATACCCAGTGCTTTTGCTCGCCGCTCAGCTTTCATTTCACTGTCTGACTGTTGCTGATCGGTTGACCGGATAAGAATATTTACATCCTTAGTGGTATTCAAGTCCATTCGAGTAATCTCATCCCATTCGTAACCAGACTCACCAAGTAGCTGAATCGCCATCTTAGCCGGCATGTGGTTCTTGAGTCCCCAGATAAACCGCTGACCAAGGTCCCCTATCATGTCCTGGAACGGTTGCGCTCCCCATCCGATACGCTTAGACACTGACTTCTGCTCAGCGAAAGTTACTGAAGCAAGCTTACTAGCGTCCTGAGTTCCACCCATAGCTAAATCAGTCGCTCCGGTGTTACGGCCTAGTGAGCCTGTGATCCAGTCAATAAGATTCACCGTACCACCAAGCTCACCAACCTTAAACTCATAGATACCTTCTCCAATACGTCTCGTACCGCCCTTAGTATCCACCGGAACCAAAGCGTCTGGCCGGTGCATCGACTCATCCAGTTTCCGAACGTCTGTAAACATTTCCTTGTCGTAAGCTCTTGCGGTGTAGTTCTTCTTCTCACGATTTGTTAACTCTTGGTTGAACATCGCTACAATCGCATCTGAAGCAGCATAAATATCGTCCCCGTATGCCTTCGAGAGAAAGTTCTCACTATCCTCATGGGTAGCGTAAGTCACATACGGCATCAAGTCTGACTCATCAACATCAGCCCAGCACTCGAAACGGACCCAAATCTTAGTCCGGGGATCAAAGACAATCACGTAACGCTTACCATCAATCTCTAAAATTTGCTGACATAGCTTGTATACTTGATGTCCAACGTAAGAGTGGTTATCAGCATCAAGTCCGAGTGGTCTGAAGCGGTCTAGTCTAGTCAGTGCATCAGACGTGTGTTTAGCTTCTAGGTACTCACTATTGCTAGCGCTAGAAATAAGCTCCTTCACTTTTTCCTTATCGTAAATACCGTTTTTAGCACCTTCAACCAGGTCATACTGAGAACGCTGAATATCCTCAGTCCCAGCAAACAAATGATTCTCTAAGTAAAGACCACCGCGCGGCTGAAAGTTAAAGTCTTTTAAAAGTACGTTGTTTAACTCTGATTTATACTTAGGATCTGAAGTCGTGCTGTATTCCAAGACGGCTCGCCCAGTCATAATAGCGTGCTTTCTAGCCATTCTCAGCTTAGGGTCCCACTTACTATTTTGAGCCGTATTCATTACCTCCATTCTCCAAGCACCATTAATCTTTTGTGTCTGAAAATAGTCAGCTGCGTCACCGGCTTCAAACTCTAAAAAGATACCAGTGTCATACTGAGCATTAAGAGTGTCAATCATCCCGGGAAATACTGGGATTGGCACGTTAAATAGCTGTCGTATTTTCTTTGGAACGTGACCATCGTAGAGGTGATAGAACTTAGAGATAGTCTTTAGTCGTGGAGCCTTGAAGTCGCCACAAGCCATAACCTGTAGAGTAGCCAAGTTAACCGCCTGGTCAGCTAGATCTCTCTTGGACATGTTTTTATAACGTGACTCAAGATTTAACAGCGCGTCTTCGGACTCCTCTTCTTTATAAGTTGCGTTCATAACTGTATATTAAAAAATCACCTCTGTTTTGTGGAATTAGGATCGCGATAATGCGCCATCAGACACCTATGACAAGCCCCTTTTGCCTTGTGATCCACCATGCTAAAAGGAATACTGCAAAAGATACACCGACCAGACTTATTAAACTTAGGGTTATTGGGCTTCTCAGAATAAAAACAATGAGGGCAAGGTGTGTATTGAATTGCTAATATTAATGCGTCGCTGTTACGTTTAATCTTAGGAATATCAAAGAGCTTCTCACATCGCTCACACCTCTTGCGTAAAGGTTGACTAGCCATTTAAAGGACTTTCATAAGGTGCTTGAATAAACTCTTCTTTACATCCACTAGGACACTGATAACCATGCACTTTGTCAAGTATACATTGTTTTTGGTGGTACAAAACCCTACATTGTTTACAACGGAAATAGTTATCTCTGTTTTTATCTTCAGAGTAATCCTCAGCTTGGTTCTCTACGTTTTGCCATGATTCCATATCTTTTTTTGATGACTACTAGTTAAGTGAAAGTGCTTACAACCTTTGATTGGACATTTATAAACTCTTAAGTAAACAACGGCTCCATAAGATACCTGCGACAACCGGACTCGTTCGGCTTCATGTTTGGTTTTATATGAAATCTTGCCCTTAACACAACGGGGTAAGGATGGTTTGAAATCAACCTCTCGTTTTCTAAACCTCTTTTTACCGACAGGAGTCATAGTTACTCACTGATTAAAGGACTCACGTACTCAGGCTGCACATAAACTCCTTCTTTACTCACCGCCACCATAGCAAACTTTCTCATTTGCCAAGCAATAGCACACGCTATCAACAAGTCAAAGTGTCGCGTAGTGAGTCGCGCGTCCTCATCACGGTCCATGATGTCATCCCTGGTGTATGACCGAAGCTCAGCGATTAGAGCCGGGTCTGACAGCTGTAATAGCCCGTCTTCTACCGCGCTCTTAAGCTCTGACAACATCGAGTATTTAGTCGCGCCATTAGTATTCCAGCCATACGTCCGGGTCCCGGGAGGCACGCCAGCTCGAACAGCCTTAACCTCAGTGAAGTAAATCTTAGGGTAGTCATTGGACCGCAACACCTGGATTACTGTGTCGTATTTATTATTCTCAGGACCGACCAGACACTCACCAAAACGCCGACCTTGCTCAAGCAGCTCGTAACCATAGATATCAGGCTTCACTAAGTTATTAGCGTAAGTTGAGACTACTCTAGCTGGTAGCGTGCTGAAGTCGATAGTGACATCAGCTGAGCTATCTAGCCCCAGCCCACCAGCGATATCAGCCCCAACACCATAGCTATGAGACGGATTGTAATTGGCGTACAACTTGCGGCCAGCAATCTCTTTGACTACCTTAGGCAAGTCTTGTCTATCTAGGACTGAGCGATCAAAGTAAACCGTTAGACCAGCTGACGGCTCGTTCATGTATTCGCCGGCGAAGTCTTTTGCTTTGGCTTCAATTTTATTTATATCTTCCATAGTATGTTTGGCTGGCCATGATGGTTTACCATCTTTTTTAATTGGCGTGAGTAAGATAACTCGACCTGGAACCGGCTGAACTATCTTATGAACATTACCACGTTCTGAAATATAGTTGCATGTGTATATCACACCACTTCTCTCCTTAGCTAGACCATCAAGTGCCTCTTCCATGTTGTCGTTAATCATGTTCGTCTCCACGGCACTACGCAAAGTCTTTCTAGTCTCGAAGTCGTCAAACCAGATCTCATCCGGCCTATTCTCATCCTCAACATCACCACGCTGCTCAACGCCTACAGTGGTTGCCTGAATTGATATACCTGTAGCAGTAACAAACCCTCCCATTGTCTCTTGGCGTTTTTCCTTCTCTTCAACCTTAGTAAAAATCTCAGGATAGTAGCCCCGGACCCGGCCAGTAGCAAGCATGTTGTAAATACTAGTGACCAGCTTCTTAGCGTTCTTAATTTGCTTGGTAGCAATCTTCAAATACCTCTTAAAGTGTCCCGTGTCGTTGCAAATAACAAAGACCCGGAAGAGCTTTGTCCTAGTGGTCTTGGCCGCACCTCGAAACGCTCCGTTGACAAATTCATCTATAATGCTCTTGTACACCTCTAGGTTATGGGTATCAATCTCTTGGTGGAAGGGAGCATCTTCAACAATGTAATACTGTGGGAAAAAGTAAGCGCCCCAGAGATTAAATTTAAATAAAATCATTTCATTAGTCTCAGAAACGTCAAAAGCAAACAGCGATCTTACTTCTTCTTTCTCGCCATCATCAAGAATTCTTTTGATTTCCAAGGATTCTTTCGATAAGGCTGTTTGACCTTTCTTGTTTTTCATGTGAGATATGTCTTACAATACTAACACTCTTCTCCGGAGCGTAACTACCCTTAAGCTTATAAGCCATGTCCAGGGCATTTTTTCTAGCGTTGTTATCAATAGACCAGAAATAGACATGACGAGCTGTTTCACCGTGTACTATTTTTCTAACAGTACAGCCGGTGTCGGCTAACAAATCAATTATTTCTCCATCAGTAAGTTTAGTCCGGTCTTTTTTGATTTGATCTGGAGTTGTATCTTTGTCCGGTGTAGATCCACTAAAATTATCATCATCCTCACCTTTGGGTCCAAGTGGAAATACCATGTGGTCCAAGGTTGTGGCTCCGAGTAGTTGTCTATGAGCTTGACCTAGAGATTCATCAGGTAAAAACTCATCCACAATCTGTTTCCAGGCCCGGCTTTCAGTCAGCTTTTGTGGGGTGTGAGCTGTCGCTGGCGAATAACCAGCATCTATCATAGCCTTGTATAAATTTCCACCATTCACCACCACGTTGTCAATAGCACGCTGTTGCTTGATGGAGGGCTTTCTATTTGGTTTTTCTCTAGTTCCCATTACTTTAATAATATCATGCTTATATTCTCTTGTGCTTGGGCTAGACTGAAGTAGCGGCTACTACATTTCACCGGCAGAGTAAGTTTCGTTGTTTTTATTCAGCCATAGAGACTGCATTTGTGACCAACTTAAAGGGACATAGTACGAAACTTAAAACCCCATGCTATTACTACTCTTTTAAACACCTAACCCTCGCGAGCAGAACACAATTTTTGTAAGTTTTGTTGGCAGCATAGTTCTGCAACTGAAATGCTTTTTGTCTCACACTTAACGGCGCTGAACCGTCTGAACTGCTTACCCCAACTCTACAAGATACTCACCGTACAACTTGATATTCATATCCAGTCGGTCAACCTCATACGAGTTTTGTCTGATAGCCTTATCATTCTCTCGAAGCTGGTCATTGATATGCGCCACGATGCCCGTCATAGTCTTAATCTGCTCCTTTTGGCCTTTACTATTAGGCTTAGCAGCTACCTCAGCTAAATCAGCCTCAGCGGTCCCCAGCTTCTCAAGCATCTGCTTGGTCATTTCTTCAACTACCCGGATAGAGTGACGCAACACGATCTTCTGATTCTCCATTTCATTAATCTGCACCTTCACATCAATAGAGCGCTGAGAATTGTTAGTCGGCTCTCCATCCTCATAAGGGACTAGCAACTTGCCATCTGAAACAAATATGGACGCTCCGGCAGCTAGTCGAGTCTTCTCTAGTAATTGGTTGATTTCTTCGTGCTGTTCAAACGTGAATGATTTTGTTTTAAGCATGGCTAAATTGTATATTATTAAGTTATTTTTTGCACCTGTGGAAAACTTTTACGGGCCTATTGACAACTACCAAATAGTATCGTAGTGACGAGTGACAACTTTTTTCAACTCCAGCGGGATATGTAATACTCTTATTATTATTATTATTATTATATATATATAAAAAAAAGTTGTCATCTTGTCACCAATTCATCTCCCAGCCTTACTATTAGCCATATAATCGGTGACAACTTTGCCCTAAAGTTGTCACCAAGTTGTCATTTTTGCCCTAAAGTTGTCACCTTTTGCCCTTTTTTGCCCAAAATACAAAAAAAACAGCTCTATTGACTTAGGGCTGTTTATATTGTGGTGACAACTTTCAGTGACAACTTCAAAATAAAGTTGTCACCGCTTACGCAAGCCATTTTTTAAAAGTTCATGTCATATGTGGTCTGGATTTTAGACATATTTGCCACGAAGTTATGTCCAACTTTTAACTTCAAGCCAGTGTACCCTCGAAGCTCTTTTGTCCGACCTTTGCCGATCCTAGAAAATTCACTCAACCTGTTGGCTAGTAGTTTTTTATTAAACGACTGAATTGACAACCCCTCATTGTACTTTTTAGGAAACTCAGCCACGTAAGCCGCCCGCATTTCTTCAAAAGAGTATCTCACCTCATCATCATTGACTGGGTTAAAATGGTCATTCAAAAAAGCACTAAAGTCATCAGAGCTAAGATTATATTCATTCTTACGGTCCAGCTCATTCTCAATACCGCTTAATTTACCCATCTTATTATAATCAGATAAGCCCTTAAGCATACGATTGAGTACGCCAGATAACTCATTGGCGATAATATTTAGTTTCACCCGCCCGTCTTTAATTCCCTCATCTTGGAACGATCTCTGAAATAATATATGTCGATAGCGTCTATACATCCCGGCTGGTATATGGTCCGGCATCTCATTAAGACACATGACCAGCTTTAGTTTGTTTGCCACCAGCGTCTTTTTCTGGATTCCCTTACGCTCAACTCTAATAGTTGGCTGGGTGACTAAATTTTGGAAAGTCTCATTTATATCATTGGTCTTAGGATTAGCTTCATCAATAAAACAAAGTGTCTTATCAACCAACTCATCCCCGGTAAACTGATTCTCTCCACCAAGACGGCTCAAGCTGGTAGCCACGGCCTTGTCACCAAGTACTTTCATCCATATCTCAGGGACCATAGATTTACCAGAACCAGGACGACCTTCAAAAATTAGCATCTCTTCAGCCTCAATCGTAGAAGTTAAAACGTACCCGCTAAACTGGTCAATAACCCGGACCTGATCGGTTGGCATCCTGGACTCAATATCTAAAAAGGCATCATATAGTGGACATTCGGCTTCCGGAGAATAATTAGCAGCACTGACTATCCGGCTGAGTCTCTCTGGAGTGTGTTCAATAAACTCATGGGTGACTAATTCTAACCAACCGTTTTTGGCATGGAACCAGTTATCAGCGGCATCAAAATCACTGTATAATTTACCGCGTGTCTTATTTTGCGCCCGGTACTTAGCAACTATTGTCTTAGCCGTACCCTCAGTTGCTTCACCGTCAAGACCGTCAGTTATCATCAAATTAATAACTAGAGAAAGAACGCTACTGAGCGTCAGTTCGTCATATACCCCCTTCTCAGTATTGTAATTCCAGTAAGTCTTATCATCGCCAAACTCATACAGTAAATGTGGATTCAAGTGTGAAAACCATTGGTAGAAGTTAATCACATAACCCTTGCGTAGAGCGCTCAGTTTAGCTTTACGGGTTTTTGGGTCGTCCTCACTATCATCATCCATATATCTAAAGTAAGCAGTCCTTGACGGGCAAGGATCTAATTCTTTGACTTCTTCTATTCCTAGTTTGGCGAGTTCTTCATTTAATTTATTAAGTTGGGACATTCCGCAATCATAGCATGAAGAAAGAATGAAGAGTTTTACACAGGTGTGGACAAGTGTTCTTAGTAA